CGAAGCGGCATAAGAAAGGATAGACCATGTGTGTTGGTGGCGGCGCTAAGAAGACAGCCGAAGAATATTATCAAGAGCTAAAGAAAGACCCTGATGCGTTGCCTTCTTTACGCATGAGCAAGAAGGAGCGAAGCAATGTGAAGTTAGGGGATGTGCCGAAGCCTATAAGCGGCGGTCAGCGTTCTTCATTGCTGACAGCTTTGAGAAGTAATTACTGATGCCCAACCCACAGAATCCAAGCAAGCGTTTTCAGTATCGGTATGAGGTGTTGAATAAAGCTGTTGATGACATTGAGAAGGACATCGACAACAAACTCATTAACAGAGCTAAGAACAAGTTGCGCACTTTACTTCGGGGCAAGGATTACGCCAAAGATATGCGCGAAGCAGAGAAGTCTGGACAAAGGGTTATAAGCTCTCGCCACCATTCTTTGCTGAAGCGAGTTAAGAAAATGGAAGAACAGATGATTAAGAGTGGGGCCAAACAAGAAGAGGCTGACCAAGACAAGCTGCCATAGGGAGGAATCATGGCTTTTTATATTGCACACACTAACGAACTTTGGACTGGCGAAACCCATACGATTGCAGGGGTTCACTACACTGGCAAAACGCGCATGGCTGATGCCAAGCGTTTAGTTGAAGGGCCAGAGCCAGTAAGAGCGCGAACAACCAAGGGATCGTACAAGGCTGACAACCCTTCTACGCCTGACATTGATGAATCGAAAGCTGCGCCCAAAAAGAAAAGGAAGAAGAAAAATGGCTGACAAAAAAACGCTAATTAAAATAAAACAGGGTCAGCAGTATATGTCAGCAGCACATAGAAGAATTGTTGCCGACTACACTAGGGGCGAAATTACTATGAGCCAAGCCCTATCTAAGATGTTGCCAGAAAATGCTAGTAAAGAAGCTAGAGAAAAAATGAAGGCAGCAATATTAAATGAAGGTGGCATGACTAAGGCTGAAAAAATATTCAAAGGATATAAAGCAGGTCGGGCCAAAGTTGTTAAAGTGGCAAAAAACACAAATCAATACATGAAGGATTAAGAAATGCCTAAAGTTGGTGGAAAGACTTTCTCCTACAGCAAAGAGGGAAAGAAAGCTGCAAAGGCTTATGCTCGGAAAAAGAACAAGAGTGTAAAGTATGGCAGTAAATGAAGCAGGTAATTATACCAAGCCCAAGATGCGGAAGAACTTATTCAACAGAATAAAGGCCGCAAATGTTCAAGGCACTGCGGCAGGTAAGTGGTCTGCGCGTAAGGCTCAACTCTTAGCCAAGCGATACAAAGCAGCAGGTGGTGGCTATAAATGAAAGCTCCTCAGAAATCACTAATCAATTGGGGCAAGCAAAAGTGGCGCACCAAGTCTGGCAAGAAATCAAGTGAGACTGGTGAGCGCTACCTTCCTTCTAAGGCTATCGCTGCTCTTAGTGATTCTGAATATGCAGCTACAACCAGAGCTAAACGAAAGGGCAAGGCTAAGGGTAAGCAGTTTGTGGCTCAACCGAAAGCAATTGCTGACAAAGTAAGAAAGTATAGAACGTGAGTTTTACTTCTACGATTACTCAACAAGACCGCGATATGCTGCGCGGCATTGTTCGCAAGGTTCATCTATCAAGCGTCATTGCAAAGTTTGGACACCACTTTGTTACAGACCATGAGTGTGACAAGCTGATTGACAGCATTGCGCCAGAGGTGGTTGAAGATATGATCCGCTTTGGAGTGAACAAAGGACTTAGATGATAGACTTCAAATACAAACCCGATGGGGAAGTTCTCAAAGGGTTTATGAAAGACGATACATTCTTTCGTGGCATAAGAGGGCCAGTTGGTTCTGGCAAGTCTGTTGGCTGTTGTGTAGAAGTGTTTCGCCGCGCCTTAGAGCAAGGCAAAGGGCCAGACGGAATACGCAAAAGCCGATGGGCAATCATTCGTAACACCAATCCTCAACTTAGAACCACCACCATCAAGACATGGCTTGACTGGTTTCCAGAATCAGATTGGGGCAAGTTTACTTGGTCAGTGCCATATACGCATCACATCAAGAAGGGCGACATTGACCTTGAGGTTATCTTCTTAGCTTTAGACCGCCCCGAAGATGTGAAGAAACTGCTATCTTTAGAACTGACTGGCATTTGGATTAATGAAGCTAGAGAAATTGCCAAGAGCATTATTGACGCTTGCACTATGCGTGTGGGCCGCTTTCCTTCTATGCGTGATGGTGGGCCTACTTGGACTGGCGTTATTGCTGACACCAATGCTCCCGAAGAAGATCACTGGTGGCCGATTATGGCAGGTGAAGTTCCAATCCCAGATCATATACCGCGTGAGCAAGCTAAGATGTTGGTTAAACCAGACAACTGGTCTTTCTATACGCAGCCCTGTGGTATGGTTGAGAAGAAGGGCGAAGAGGGCGAGATAGAAGATTACGAGCCAAATCCCAAGGCCGAAAACACTAAGAATATGTTGAAGAGTTATTATCCAAACTTGATAAGGGGTAAGACTAAATCATGGATAGATGTGTATGTGATGAACCGCTTGGGCCACATTCAAGATGGGAAACCTGTCTATCCGATGTTTGCAACAGAAGTACACGTTGCAAAAGAAGAAATACCAGTAGCCGCAAATTCCCCAGTCTATGTTGGCGTGGACTTTGGCTTGACCCCTGCGGCAGTGCTTGGACAAAAGGTTCGAGGGCGATGGTTTATTCAATCCGAAATTGTGGCGGTAGACATGGGCATCGTGCGTTTTGCCGAAGTTCTTAGAAATGAGCTAGCCACAAGATTTGCAGCAGCGTCAGAGGTAATAATCTATGGTGATCCTGCAGGTGATTTCCGCGCACAGACTGATGAATCTACTCCTTTTCACATCTTGCGCGGAGCAGGTTTGAGGGCTTTTCCCGCACCCTCCAACTCCGTTGACCTTCGGCTTGAGTCTGTCTCCTCCCAATTGACTAAGATGGTCGAAGGTAAACCTGCTTTATTAATTGATCGTAGATGCCCACAGCTAATCAAGGGCTTTGAGGGCGGCTATGCCTACAAACGCATGGAAGTTTCTGGCGAAAGGTACGCAGATAAGCCAGACAAGAATATGTTTAGCCACGTTCACGATGCTGCACAGTATCTTTTCTTAGGTGCAGGTGAGGGCCGAGCGCTTATGAACACACAAAAACCTGCAAAGGTATCTGTTGCAAGGCGCAGCTTTGATGTCTTTTCTAAGCAGTCACGACCTAAGAAGCAGGGGTTTTGGGCAAGAATGTAGTTTGTGCATTGTGCTTTATTTGTTTCTGTGTTTACGAATGTAAAAAACAAAGGAGCTTATTATGTGTTTTGGTGGTGGTGGCCCAACCGAAGAAGAGAATAAAGCAGCAGCCGAAGAGCGTGTTGAAGCGGATACAGCGAAGCAAGAAGAAATTCAAGCTAGAGCCGCAAAAAAACGTGAGGATGTAACCGAAGCGATTGAGTCAAGGACTGAACGCCGAGGTGGTATGCGTGGTGGCGCAGGTCGTAGATCACTTATGAGAGCAGGTGGTCAAGGATTTTTAGGTAGGTTTGGCTAATGGCTGACGATCCAATTGCAAAGCAGTACATCGAAAAGTACAACAAAGCTAAAGCTTTTCGTGAGAACTGGGTTTCTCTTTTTGAAGAGTGCTATGAATATGCGCTGCCTCAACGAGAGTCATTCTATTATGAAGAAGCAGGTCAGCGTAGAGATGACAAAATCTTTGACGAGACTGCTGTAGTTGGAGTTCAAGAATTTGCTAGCCGCTTGCAGTCGGGCTTAGTTCCTAACTTCGCACGATGGGCTGATCTTATGGCAGGTAGTGAAGTGCCGCCAGATCAAAGAGAAGCTATTGATAATGAGCTAGATGAAGTCACTGAATATGTTTTTGAGGTCTTGCAAAACTCAAACTTTAGCCAAGAGGTGCATGAATCTTTCATGGACTTGGCGGTTGGGACTGGCGTTCTCTGCGTTGAAGAAGGTGACGCAGTAAATCCAGTAAACTTCTCAGCAATACCGCTTCCTCATGTAGTGCTAGACACTGGCCCCGACGATAGGATTGATCACGTTTATCGTGAGCGCAAGAAGGTTAAGTTTGATCATCTTCCGATTATGTATCCCAAAGGAAAGTTTAGTCCGAAGGTGCAAGCAATGATGGGGGCTAATCGGGAAACAACCGTTCTTGAGGTTGTTTGCAGAGATTACTCCAAAAAGAACGAAGATGCTTTCCTTCAATATGCAATCTGTCTGACAACAAACACCTGTCTATATACCAATGAAATGAAGGGACTTGGCTCTAATCCGTTTATTTGCTTCCGTTGGGCTAAGTGCGCAGGGGAGATTTATGGGCGAGGGCCGCTAATCAATGCGCTGTCTTCGATTAAGACCACTAACCTCACCATCCAGTTAATACTTGAGAACGCTCAAATGTCGATCTCTGGCATATATCAGATGGAAGATGATGGCGTAATCAACCCTGACACGATAAATTTAGTTCCCGGCACAATCATACCGAAAGCTATGGGGTCAACTGGCCTTCAACCTATCCAAGCGGCAGGTAAGTTTGATGTAGCGCAGCTTGTTCTTAGCGATATGCGCCATAACATTAAGACTGCATTGTATAATGATATGCTTGGTAAGCCTGATACTACACCTGCAACTGCAACAGAAGTTGCAGAGCGTATGGCAGACCTGTCTCGCAGAATGGGTGCAGCCTTTGGCAGATTGCAAGCAGAGCTAGTTCAGCCAGTATTGCAGCGTGTAATCTACATTCTTAAGAAACAGGGCCGCATTGAAGTGCCAACAGTTAATGGTAGAGAGGTTAAAGTTCGCTCTGTATCTCCATTAGCTCAAGCGCAAGCAAACCAAGACATTTCTAGCGTAGCAAGATTCCTAGAACTGGTTGGTGGGACATTTGGCCCTGAGATGTTGCAGCTTCTAATTGACGGTGAGCAGACCGCAATTCACCTGTCTAAAAAGTTTGGTGTGCCAGAGAGCTTGATTCGTGATGAAGAACAGCGTAAACAAATAGCTGCATTAGCGCAGCAGATGGCGCAACAACAACAGCAGGGACAGATGGTTGCCGAACAAGGTTAATATTGGGATCGACGGGATACAGAGGGCTTCTGACAAAGACATAGAAGTCAGCCACAACATCGCCCATATATTTAGTTCACCGACAGGACAGGAAGTTCTGCGGTATCTGCGATCCATTACTATTGAAATGGTTAATGGGCCTAATGTGACTACAGAAGAGTTGCGACATATAGAAGGTCAGCGATATATCGTTGGCCTCATTGAGCAGCGCATCTCACATTCGCATAGGAGTAAGAACAAATGAACGAGACAGTAGCCGAAGCAACAGCCGAAGCAGCTACAGAAGCGCCCACAGAAGAGCGTGATTTTGTTGTAGCAGAGGACAGTCAGCCACAACGACCAGAGTGGTTGCCTGAAAAATATAACACAGGCGAAGACTTAGCTAAAGCATATAAGGAGCTAGAGTCAAAACTTGGCACAAAGGAAGAGGATATTCGCTCTAAAATAATTGAGGAAATCCAAACCGAAGCCTTTAGTGAGCGACCAGAATCAGCAGGTGACTATCAACTGCCAGACATTGTGAATGAAGAAATGGCGGTTGATAACGAATTGTTGAAGTGGTGGGCCGATCATTCATATGAGAATGGCTTTTCTCAAGAAGAGTTCAACAAAGGCATTGAAATGTATGCTCAAGCTATCGGCGGCCAAGAACCAGACCTTGATGCAGAAGCAGCAAAGCTTGGCGACAATGCAAATGATCGGATACAAGCTGCGTCTATGTTCGCAAACAAGTTCTTTCCAGAGCAAGCAATTCCTGCAGTGGAGCGTATGTGCGAAAGCCACGAAGGAATCCTTGCCCTTGAAGCTGTAATGGAAGCAATGAAGGACGGATCGTTTACGGCAGAAACGCAGCCGAGCGCAGGGCAAAGTGAGGCCGATCTAAGGGAGATGATGAATGACCCAAGGTACTATAAAGACCGCGACCCTCACTTCGTCAAGCAAGTTACCGAAGGGTTCCAAGCGCTCTACAGAGGTTAAGATTCTAAAAAGGGGGCGTTATTACATGACCCCCTTTACGTTAGGTCAACTTGATGAAGTCGTTAACAACTTGAGCGACGAAAACAAACATGAGCTTGCCCTGCTTGGGCATACAGACCTAGAGCAAGCTATTATTGAGATGTATGAAACATCCGAGTGCTATCTTGTTAGAGCAGAAGGTGAGAGCTTTATAGCTGTTGGCGGTCTGTTTTATTCTGACGATCAGCAATATCCGCAAATGTTCTGTATGTTTTCAGATAAGATCAAAGAAAACTTTACCCTGCTTGCGCGTGGGTCAAAGATGCTTGTTAATTTCTTTGACCAGACCCAAGAAGGGATGACCATGACAATACTTGCTGAATATGAGTCAATGCTGCAATGGTCGGCATGGCTTGGCTTTGAGCCAGTGGGTATTACTGAGTCTGGTAAAAACAAGTATGTTGAATTTGTGCGTTGCAATCCTGTGAAAAAAAATGTTTACGATAGCTCATTACGGCCCATAATGCACTGAAAGGCCCGAAAGGATACCCTTATTGAAGTGCGAGAGTGGACACCCGTTGTAAACCGTAACTTCAATTAGGACTGTGAAAATGGCTAATACAATTGACCAAGCCTTTATCAAGCAGTTTGAAACCGAAGTTCACATGGCGTATCAGCGTATGGGTTCTAAACTACGGAACACTGTTCGCTCTACAAATGTGACTGGTTCAACTGCTCGTTTCCAAGTAATCGGAAAAGGCACAGCCAATACGAAATCTCGTAACGGCAACGTAACCCCAATGGAATTGGCGCATACAAACGTCGAAGTCACTATGGCTGACTACTATGCACCAGAGTACATTGATAAACTGGACGAGTTGAAAATCAACATCAACGAGCGTCAAGCTGTAGCTCAATCTGCTGCTGCTGCGCTTGGTCGTAAGACAGATGAGATTTTAACAACTGCTCTCGACGCAGGTGCTAACTCAACTCAGATTCACGACACTGGCTCTGCTTTGGCAAAAGCTGACCTGCTTTCTCTTTTTGAGACTGTAGGCAATGCTGATATGCCAGAGGACGGACAACGCTTCTTGGCAATGTCTCCTGCAGGATTTGCTGATCTGTATAACATCACAGAGTTTGCATCTTCTGATTTCGTTGGCGATCAAAACCTGCCCTTCGCAGGTGGCATCACCATGAAAGAGTTCTTGGGCTTTAAAATCTTCTCAACGTCTGCGGTTGCAGGTGGCAAAAACTTTGCTTACCACACAAACGCTGTTGGCCTTGGCATCAATGCTGATGTTCAAACTGAGGTCAACTATGTTGCAGAAAAAGTCTCACACCTCGCAACCTCTATGATGTCAATGGGTGCTGTCGTTATTGACGACGATGGCGTCTATGAAGTCCTAGACAATAACTAAGGAGAGTAGAACATGGCTTATGCAGCAAGTGGACTAGCTCGAATTGGTGGTGACTCAAACGGAAGTTTGTGGATGTATTCAACCACGGATACAATCGCAACTGTAAATTCCGCAGGTTATTTTAACAGCGCAGCAAACATGCTCGCTGTTCGTGACCTGATTATTGTTTGCGACACAAATGCACCAACAACCAACTTTGTTAATGTTCTCTCGAACACTGGCACTGTAGTCGATGTTTCAGACGGCACAGCCGTTGTTGAAACAGACGGCGATTAATAAAGGGATGGGGGCTTCGGCCCCCATACTGCCATGCCAGATTATGCAAACACAGCGATTAAGATTTGTTCACGCGCATCATTGCTTATAGGCGGTGATGCGATTCAATCATTTACGGATGGGACTGCTGAGTCTTCTGTCGCAGATGCGATCTATGAAGATATAGCGCGGTCTTCTCTGACAAACACACGATGGAGATTTGCGACTAATCAGGCGGTTCTTAACAGATTATCAACAGCCCCAACAGGACGTTGGGATGCTGCATATCAAATGCCATCTGGCACACTGATGCTCAATGCAATCACTGTAGAGGAACAGGCAATTGAGTATGATACATATGGCGATAAAGTTTACTGCGATGCTGTATCTACAGATGAAGTTATTGCGGATTACATCTTTAGAGCAGAAGAGGTCAATTGGCCTCCTTACTTTACTCTTGCCGTTGAGTTTGCTGTTGCTAGCGTATTTGCAATATCTTTAGCAAGGGATGCACAGCTTGGCACTGCAATGGAAAACAGGGCAGAGCGTCAGCTTATCAAGGCGCGTAGGCTTGACTCACAGCAACAAACAACACGCAAGCTAAACACTTCGAGGTTCATTGCTGAAAGGCGCAGCTAATGCAGAAGATCAGAGTACCAGTTAGCAGCTTTCAGTATGGTGAAGTAAGTGATTCCCTCATTATGAGGACTGATACGGCTGTCTATACTGCATCAGCACAAAGACTTGAGAACATGGTGGTTATGGCAGAAGGGTCTGTTAAAAAACGCTATGGCATGAAGCACATTTACAATTACAGCATTACCTATAGCTCAAGCAATCCAGAGCAATCTCACCTTTATCCTTTTGTTTTTGATGAAAATGAAGAATACATTATTTCGATAGAGCACCAGAAAGTAAGATGTTTTCGACTAATAAATGGCTCGGATACGGTTTCTCTTGTTGCAACGATTACAGCAGATACAAGCAGCGCCGCACTTCCTTTCGATCAAGCTTATCTAAAAGAATACACTACAGCGCAGTATGGCGATGTAATGTTTATCTCGCATCCTCTCTTTGCGCCAAGGATGCTAACCCGCACAAGCCTAACAAGCTTTGAGGTATCAACCTACAGCTTCGATCAAAGAGCAGATAACAAGAAAACATATCAGCCTTATTCTAAGTTCCAAGCCCACGGTGTTACGCTTGATCCATCAGCTTCTAGTGGGAACGGAATAACGTTAACAACAAGCTCAGCGTATTGGGATACAACTGGCTCTCAGAGTGGAGGCAACTATCCTAGCTCACTTCATGTTGGCACAACTGTTCGCTATGGCGGCAATGAGATTGACATAACAAGTGTGCAGTCTGCAACTCAGGCAACAGGTAATGTAGTTGATTCATTAAAGATTAGGCTGTCTGTTCTTAACCCACTTAGAACAATAGACACAACAGCTACAATAGAAGTAACGCACATTGCTCATGGCTTTGGCGGTGGTGAGTCAATTACAATATCTGAGGCATCAGCCGTTGGCGGCATCAATGCAGGTAACATAAATGGCGCTAGAACAGTTGGTACAATCATTGATGAAAACACATACACTATAACTGCTGCCAGCAATGCTAACACATCAGAAGATGGTGGCGGCTTTGTAAAGGTTACTACTCATGCGCCAACAGCAGATTGGGACGAACAGTCTTGGTCAGCCAAGAGGGGCTATCCTGCGGCGGTAGAGTTCCATGAGAACCGTCTTTGCTTTGGTGGCACAATAGCAGAGCCAGATAATATTTGGATGTCTCAGCTTGGCGAGTTCTTTAACTTTGATGTAGGCGATGCAGCAGATACAGATTCTATTTCTATGGTTGCTGCAACAGGTGATGTTAATGAGATAAGGTATCTTGTTTCAAACAGGGACTTGCAGGTCTTCACTGCATCTAATGAGCTTTATATTCCGACCTACTTGAACCAAGCTATTACGCCAACCAATGCTCAGATACGAAAGCAAACACCATATGGTGTGGAACACGTTGAGCCTATGTCGATAGATGGCGCAACAATCTTTGTGCAGAATAACGGTAAGATTATTCGAGAGTATATCTACACGGACACAGAAGAAGCCTACACTGCTACGTCTGTTTCTACGATTGCTTCTCACTTAATCAATGCCCCAACCTATCTAGCTGTTGTGCATAGTGGGTTTGGATTACCAGATTCCTATGCAGCCTTAACACTTGATGACGGTGACATGACTCTGTTTTCTTCTAACAGGGCAGAAAAGAGGGCATCATGGTCTAGGGTAACAACAAATGGACGCTTCGGTTCTGTCTGCGCTATAGAAGACAGGCTCTTTGTTAATGCTTACGATTCAGAAAACAAACTGCAACTGTGTGAGTTTAGGGGCGACATTGGCTTGGACTTCTATATCTATGGGGCAATATCTTCAAACAAAGTTGATGTAAGCGCCCTCTACAGCCAGAACGATGTTGTAGATGTCATTGCTACAGATGGGACAACGCTGTCATCACTTGGTCAGTTTACTGTCAACAGCAACGATGAGGTTGATCTAACAGCTTACGCAGGTCATGGATACACACATATCTACACTGGTAAAAAGTTTACAGCCAAGCTTGTAACAAATCCAATTGACGTTTCGGCAGGTAATGGGCCAACCACAGGTGAGATTCGCGGCATAACAAATGTTGTTGTTGATATGAAAAACACTAGATCGGCTAAGATAAACAGTAGGCCGCTTGTTACAACGGCGGCGTTTACTGGCAAAAAAGAATTTAGGTTACTAGGTTATAATCGAAATCCACAGGTAACTATTGAACAGGATCACCCCCTTGATATGCAGATCAATGGGCTAGTAGCGGAGCTAATAATCTAATGGCACTACCTTTAATCTTTTCCTTTATTGGCGCGATGGGTGAAATGCAAGCAGGTGCGGCAGCAAAAAAGTCTGCTGACCTAGATGCCTTTAATATAGAAACCGATAAAGTAAGAAGCGAAATAGAGACTCGACAGCGCCATGCAGCTAGGCGAGAGGCTTACGACAGAAATACTTCTGCTAATATTGCAGCCGTTTATGCTAGCGGCAGGGATATATCTAGCCGATCCGTTGAAGCTTTTCTCGGAGCGCAAAAAGAAACCTTGGGTAAGGACATTAGAACGTCTGATCTTATGGGAATGTTCGAGGCTATGAAGTTAAGGCAGCAAGCAACAACAGTAAGGGTTGAGGGCAGAGCTAGGCAACAAGCTGCAACAATCTCTGCGTTTACTACAATCGGCAAAGGCATTGCTGATTATGGCGATTACAAGACATAGGAAAATAAGCAATGGCAATGATTAGAGAAAAGCGTGAGTTTAGAATCTCGCCCATTGGCGTTGCGCGATCATCTTCCGCAGGTCAAATTACTGGCGAGGCAATAGCACGAAATGCAGCAAAGGCCGAAGCGGTTGCTTATAAAAGAGCAGTTCAAGATGCTGAAAAACGTGGCGTTGATTTAGCTAATGCCTTGTCGCGTGAGGATGTAGTAACGCTTGACCCTGTTACTGGCGCACCAGAGGTTTACAAAGGCCCAGAAGGTTTAGGTCGTGTTGCTCAAGAAGCTTATCAGAATGTGTTGCTTACAAGATTTGAGCAAGAATTAGGGCTTCAAATTGACAGCAAGATGAAAGAGCTTGCGTTAAAATATGATCTTAACCCTGCGGCATTTAATAAAGCTGCATCAGAATACACTGCGCAAATGGCAAACACTGAAACAAGTACAGTGTTTAGCAATCAGATTTTAAGAATTGGTGACGAGGTACGAAAAGGATATTCTTATAATCTAGGGCTAAAAGCCTTAACTAGAGAACGCGCGGAACAAGTTGACGCCTATAATCTAAGAACGCAAGAAAGAAGAGCAGCGTTAGAAGTTGCCGCAAGAACAGGCAACACTGAGCAAATTCAGTTTATTCTTAAACAAGGCGCTATTGATGATCAGAATATGGCTAACTCTCAGCTAGTAACTGCTAGCTCAACAAAGCTAAATTCTAAGTTTGACAATGTTGCAATAGCGCGTGGCGCTCTAAGAAGTGTTATTGAGACTGGCAATTTCACTCACATGGAGTTGCTAGAAATACAATCAGCCGTTGATATGGGGAACTTGGGCAGTCTTCCAGAAGAAATAAAAAATGCTCTTGGAAAAGACTTTCAAGATGTTCTTTCTGATCCATCAACCTTCGAGCAGTTTACGCAATATGCCAATGAGTACATGGGGGATGCCGTTGGCGCTTCTTCAATTAAGCTTGCTAAGTCTGTCCAAAAGGCGCGTGTTGATGCGAACTTAGGCAAAAATTCTAATAGTCAGATTATGCGAAACGCAGACGCAATAGCAGATGGCACTGATCCTACGGCTGAAGTTGACGAAGTTATTGAGGCTTATGAAGCTGCTTTAGCTACACAACAGGGCGCGGTTATTGCAGGTATGTCTAACAGTGAATCAAACGATCTTATATTAGGCGTTACAAAAAGAGTTAATGGTTTGGCCGATGGGATTCAGCGACATGTTGTAAGTCAGTTAACAAGCAAAGAAGAGATTGTTAATGTTATTGAGTATTTAAATAACCCAAGCCCACAAGCTCTTAAGATAATACCAGAAAGCCTACACGATGATTTAAAAAATTTAGCGTACTTAGATAGCGAAACTGGCTTTGGCCTTAAGAAAAGTGCTATTACTTTTTTTGAGGGCTTTAAAGATGAGAAGGCTTTTAAACAAAACCAAGAAAAAATTAAGGCGGGAATTGAGCTTTACAGAGATGTAAACGAAGCAATTGACAGCGCAATAAGAACAGGTTCTGATGTTGATGGTGTAAGCACTTCTTACGCTGAAACAATGTCTAATATAGAAAGCTCTAAAGCAGACAACGAAGCAAAAGAACGGCAGAAAAACTCTCTTAATAATGCTGCGGCAACAGCCTATATAAGATTGGCTATGAGCTCTGCGCCAACAGCAGAAATGGCAGAAGCTATGGCAGCTTATGCTAAAGGAATAGAACCTAGCATTTCACTGCCAGACAATGTTCGTGATGTTTTAGACAAAGCTAAAAGACTTGGCGATGAATCAACAATAACAACCGCAGCAAATAATAAGTCTCAAGCTAAAATTAAAGATTTAGAAAACAGAACAGCTTTGAGTGCAATAGATAAGTTGAACTCTGATATTAGTCGTGGAATGGCTGATGCTTCTGACAAGGATAATAGAGAGCATGTAGATACCGTTCTTAAGCTAAGGGATAATTTTTATACAGTTTCCTCTAGCGAACAGGATCAAGCTTTTAAAGCCGTAGGCCAAGTTGTTCTTCCACAGTCATTTGTTAGCCTCCTTGACCAAGCCGCAAATGGTAATGTCCCGACAGGGATGATGAATAGATTGTTGTCTCTCTATGCCAATACATCTACTCAGATTGATAGAAACGGAATAGAAAGCCTTTCTAATAGTCACTCTGCATTAAAGGCAGAGACTAAAGCATTTTGGGACTTAATGTCTTCATATCAACAGCAATCAGATACACCAATTAATGAGGCGCAGTTTAAGCAGTTTGCTGACTTTTATAAAGAGACTGTACGAGGCGAGGGCTTTGCTACAGTAATGGGTTCTCAGTTGGCTCAATATGCTGCTGAAGAAACAGGAGGTACAGCTACAAAAAATCAGACTGCAACACCTCTACAGTACCTTCAATCCTTAACTAGCACAGATAAAAACACTCCAATAAACGCTGCTATAAGAAATACAAAGATGACAGAAATGTTGGAGGCATCTGTCTTTGCTTGGTTTGCTGATCGCGGTGGCGCAAACAAAATAGACATGCCTTTAAAAGATTATGTAACGCAGAAGGCAGAAGCACTTTATGTTGAAGACAAAAATGTTTTGCCTGAGTTTGGTGAAACGAAAACAATATATCCTCTCTCTGCTACATTAAGCAGCGATCCTAAAGTGCAGGAAATGTTTCTTGATGCAGTAAGAAAAGATTTGCACTTAATGGATAAGGATTTTGGTTGGGCGACTAAAGAGTTTAAGCTTAGACCAGTTGGGCAAAACCTAGACACAGGCATGACGTATGCTGTTATGGTTAAGGGCGAAGACGGCGAGTTTTCTTTGTATGAGTATTCTCATGATGTAGTAACGGATTACAATATTACTGATACATTTATGGTTCCTGCTTTTATCTCTACCAAAGAAGAAAAGTATTTAGAAAATATAAGGGCTTTGGAATCTTATCAAGAAGAAGCGGCTGTTACTAGAGCCGAAGAAATATCTCGGATGGAAGAGGCTAGGGAGTTATACCCTGCTCATAGTGTTCAGCTAAAAGAAAAAGTATCAGAGATAAAAAACACTATTGATATAAATGTCTTTAGCAGTTTAACCGACGAGCAAAGAAAAGTGTTCGCTAATCTTACTGACAGCAATGAGCAAGATTTAGTTGGCGTTACACCATCACCTGAGTTTGCTGCTCTTTATGAAGCAATGCAAAATCATTATGATGTAAGCAACAATAATGCTTTAGGGCCATCCTCTTCAATGCAGAAGGTTAATGAAGAGTTTGCCAAAGCAACTCAGCTTTTCATGCTTCTGTCTGGTCAAGGCGTAGTGCCAATAGAAGATGTAAACAGGATGCTAACTGGTAAGTTCTCTAGCATGGACACCACAGTAGCAGAGCTAACAGGCGATGCCCCAGAAGCAGAAGCGCCGCCAGAGCCACAACCTATAGACCTCGGCCCTTCTATGACTATCTACAATAACCCAACAAACGAAACATATCTAATTAAAATAAAAGGAAGAATCGGTACATTTAGAGTGGATAGCGAAAGTCTGTCATCTATACCTAGAAGCCAAATAGAAAATGAAAATGTAACGATCAGAGAAGATGATGGCGAGGATTATAAGAAAAGAAGTTCAAGCTATCTTAAAGGGGTTTTTAAGTAATGGTCGTTAATCCAAACAGTTTTAGGTATGGCAACTTTGACCAGTTAAGCCCTCAAGACTACAGACAGCCTTCTTTCTCAGATACTTTGTCTGCATCATTCGGCTATACATATGACCCTGCATATGAAGCGTTTCAAAACAGGCGCAGGTTTGGAACTGTTAGGCAAGAAGGTTACAATCCACTAGAAGACCTTGGCGAGTATTCCTTACACGCGATGGAGTTGCGCAGCGCTGTTAGTCCAGAGCATATGATTGAGATGAAACGTGGCATAGATGAATCGCTTGAAAGACGCAGGGTGCTTGGCGAATCTTCATTTATTTCTCAGCTTGGCGCAGGTCTGTTTGATCCTCTTAACTTCTTAGCCTTGCCTTTTGGTGGCCCCACATTGGGCATAGGGCGGTCAGCACTTAGGGTCGGCGCAGGGACAGCAGCAATTCAAGCAGGTGTTGAAGCGGCTTTGATACAGCCATATGATGCTGTGCAAACTAGCACTGAAAGCGCAGTAAATGTAGCAGGTGCATTTTTGTTTGGCGGTGCAATGGGTGGGGCTGTATCAATCCCTATTACTAAACGTGCGGCTGCTTACACAAAGATAAAAAAATCACTTGAGAATCAAGCCCAAGCACTAAGGCAAATAGAATATGCTAGTGAACTTACCGCAGATGATTTTGGCACAATAGGTTCGCCAGAACTTAGACCGCTATCTGAGGTGGCTGAATCAGATATAAACAAAAAAATAACAGAGCTTACTGCAAAACAGCAACAGCTTGCTGCGGCACCAGAAGAGGTGCAGTTACATTCGGCAACAGAGATTCAGCTAGAAGAAGTAAGCGCAGAGCTTTCTTTGCATAAAAGAGAACATGCAATAAGAAAGCTTGAAAGCGATGGCTTTGACCAAAGTAAGATGTGGTCGATGGCTGATAATGTTTTTACTGATAGCGGCTTTTATAAATTTGTATCTACACCGTTTAAAAGAATTATACAGTCAAATAAAGCTACAGCCTCTATAAAGGAGGCTACAGTAAGGTTAGCAGGTGATGCAGGTATCAACTTAGTAATGAACACCTTCGGCTTTGCTAGCCCCCTCTCAGTGCATCAGAGGGCTTCTGCAAGGAATGGTCAGTGGGTTAAAGCGCACGACGAGCTTATTCGCTTGTTCCGTGAGGATGTTGGTCTATCAAATACTTCTCGGCTTGACGTTGATCCTGTTCTTGCTTGGCGCTCTCTGACAAATAGGGATGACAGTTATGGCAATTGGCTTAGACGCATAAATGAAAAGCGAACTAAGAAAAACACTGACCTTAGTGATCTTGAGAAAAGAAGCATTAAGATTATAGACGAGTTCTTTCAAAAGGCAGAGCGTGAGTTAAATGATGTTGGCTTGATTGGATCAACTAAATCAATAACCAATCGCCTAAAGTCTGTTGAGCGACAGCTTCTTGATTTGGAAGATTCTCTAGCAAAAATGGGGGATGACGCTAAATTTGCAAAGCTGCGTGAAGAAGACTTAAGCAGAAAAAGATATTTGGAAAGGCAGAAGTCAGAGCTTGAAGCTAGCTTGCAAGCCTTTAGAGATGAGCCGCAAGAGCTAACAGATAACTTCTTACCTCGATTTTGGGATATGGGAGCAATCAAAGCTCGAAGGGGAGAGCTTTTTGAAATATTGTTTAAACACTACTCTGAGAATCCTACAATATGGATGTTTCAAAATAATAAATGGGGGCTAGTTCGCCTAAAAACTGACAGGGGTTCTATAGAAAAACGTGTCAATGAAACAATAGATACAATTCTTGGCGACAAAAACCCTACAGATGAAGCCAACATTGGCTTTGGCTATGGAAGATCGAAGCACTTTCGCCACAGACAAGTAGACATTCCAAATGAATTAGTCTGGGACTTTATTGTTCAAGACCCTATTGCAATTATGAAGACCTACACTGCGCGAGTCGCTCCACGACTTGAGTTTAGAAAGCAGTTTGGCGGTGACGTTGATGATGTCGTTTATAAATTAAGAAGAGACATGGTTGCCAAGGGCTTTTCTGAGGATCAGATTAATAAAGACATGAAAGACTTTATGATTCTGTACGATAGAATTGCAGGTGCGGTCTTAGATAATCCATCAGCCTTGAGCCAAAGAACAGCATATATAATGAAGGAAGCTGCTTCCTTAAATTATATGGGCGGTGCTTGGGCTGCTGCTATTCCTGAGTTTGGCAGAATTATTATGGAGCATGACGGTGGCGTTATGGTGAAAGCCATGCAGGGTATGCTTGATAAAGAAGTGTTGGCTGCGTCTGCTGCTGAAACTCGCATGAGTGGTGAGTCTGTTGATATTGTTAAGGGTACTGCTCATGTTCGTTTAGTCGATGATATGGCAAACAATGTAGATGCAGGTGAGTTGTGGAATAAAGCTCGAAATGCTTACTATGTTTTAAATGGATTAGGGCCAGTTACGCAAATTAGCAAAATGCTTGATGGCATGGCTAGAGCGCACACAATTATTGAGCGTTCAGTAAAGCTATCAGAAGGTAAGGCAACAGAGTTTGAGAAAACATGGCTTGCAAGAAACGGCATTAATGATGAGGCTGCTTTAGAAATAGCAAAAGCGCCTTGGCAAAAATCTGATAGCGGATTGATTTTAGCTAATACTGAGCAATGGCTTGATAGTATTTATGTTCCAGAAATAGATGGCAAGCGCGTTAATATTGTTGAAGCAAAAGAAGATGGATCGCCTGTTGGCACACAAGGTGTAGGAGCAGACGGTCAAAGCATATATGTTCCTGCTAGATATAATGAAAAATCAAATACTATTTTCTTTGATAGAGAATACATTGAGGGCAAGTTTTTTGAAAACAAGGTTTGGTTAAATCCTAGAAGAGAAGGAATTAAACCTTTAGAAGATGTTTTTAAAACACCTAAATCTTGGTCTAACTTTGTTATGCTGCATGAGATTATGCATACAAGGTTTAGAGCAGAAGACCTTGGCTTTAAAGATGTCCGAAATAACTACGATGATTTTGTTGGGTACGAAAACAAAATTAACGAACTGGCTTTTGCTGAGTGGAAAAAGCAATCAAAAGTACGACAGCAAACAGTTGGAGATTTTCGCGCTGCACTGAACACTGGAATCCTAAATACAATTATGATGGCAACCCCTGCGGATAGACCAATTATTAGTGATGGCGTTGCTTTTGTACCTTATCGTATCGCCAAAAAGTTTGGCTACTCGGAAGACAAAAGATACAAAGGTTACTCTCGCATTGAGAATGGCTTCATGGCTTTGCCGTTTCAATTCTACAGCTATACCCTTGCTAACGTAAACAAAATGGTTGGCGGTATGGCTCACGGTCAAATGAAGAACAGAGTTGTTGGTGTCGCTGCAATGCTTGGCTTGGGTTACTTGTCTGTTAAAGCAAAGACCCCAGATTTTGTCTGGGAAGATATGGAATGGAGAGACAGGTTTGCTAGAGCTTACGATTCAAGTGGCCTAACAGCGCTTTACAGTGATTTGTTCTATACCTCTATGCATACAAGCTTGGCGCTTGGTGGCCCAAATATAACTAATGGATATTTAAGCCCCAAGTTCCCACAAGAACCAAGTATGGCTGATGCAATCACAGGACTTGCAGGTGCAGGGCCATCTATAACTTACGATATTGGAGCAGGTGCGGCTCAATTTGTTTCTGGCGATTATGGTGAGGGCGCTAAGAATGTATTTAGGAATCTTCCTTTTACTAGAATGTGGTTCTGGAAAGACGAGATGAATCAAATGACTCGCGCTTGGTCGCAGTAATTTGTCCTAGTTTATTTGTGCGTTGCTCTTCTTTGCCTTGTCGTGGGAAAACAGGTCAAAGAGGTGACACATGACCATAGATATTTCTAACAACAATCCAAGAGTAAGCTACGCTGTAGCTCAAGGCGCAACGCAGACTTCATTTACTGTTAACTTTGAGTTCTTTGAGAACGCAGATTTGAATGTCTATGTGGATGGGACGAAGAAAAGCCTAACCACACATTACACTGTAAGCGGCGGTAGCGGATCAACTGGTACTGTTACGATGTCAGTCACAGGGGCAACTGGCGGCTCCACTGTGGTAATTACACGCGACACCACTATTGAACGTACCACTGACTTTTCAGCAGGTGCAGACATTAACAGGGCTGCGCTTAACACTCAGCTAGATACTCTTACGGCTATGGTTGCTGATATTGAGGATCAAGCAAGTCGTGCGATCCAAGTTTCAGACTACGAAACTGCGCCCTCTTTGGAGTTACCTTCGCTTGATAGTCGTAAGGGTACGGTTATGGGCTTTAATGCTAGCACTGGTGCTGTGGAGGCAGGGCCAAAGCTTGCTGACGTTAGTACGCTTGCTGCTATTACGGCTGACATTGCAACGCTAGCTGACATTGAAGATGGAACAGATGCAACAGATGCTATTCAAACTGCTGCGTCTAATTCTTCTAACATCACAACGGTTGCAGGAATCTCTGGGAATGTAACTACAGTTGCAGGTATCGCATCTAACGTGACTTCTGTTGCAGGTAATGCAACGAACATTAATACAGTTGCAGGTGATACCGCCGACATTAATGCTTTGGCAGGAAAAACCACAGAGCTTGGCTTGCTTGGGACATCTGACGCTGTTTCAGACATGAACACTCTTGGAACGTCTGATGTTGTAAGCGACATGAATACGCTCGGCACATCAAGCAATGTCACAAACATGGATACGCTTGCAGGGATAAGCAGCAACATTACAACGGTTGCAGGAGTTGCAAGCAATGTGACTACAGTTGCAGGTTCAATCTCAAACGTAAACACAACAGCAAGCAACATCTCTTCCGTAAATACAAACGCGACTAACATCTCAGCAATCCAAGGCGCGTCTGGAAATGCGTCAACTGCTACGACTAAAGCATCGGAAGCAGCAACCTCTGCTACCAATGCGGCATCAAGTGCTACAAGCGCT